GGTGAAGCTGTCCAGCGTACCCGCTGTAACACGCATCTCAAGGCGCGAGCCTGCCGGCCAGATGCGTGCCGTGGTGCCTTCCTGTGCCCGTTCGATGGTCAGGCCGTCCGTGGCACGTGCCGTGCATTTCACGACTTCCCATGCCGTCTCTGCGCCGTTGCCGTCCAGCAGGATCAGCGTGGCCAGGAAGTGATCGCCGCCAGTGGGCGACGGGAAGCGTGCGCCTTGGCCAGTAGCCAGTGTCGCCATGGTGCCGGCTGCCGACAATTCAGCAGCCAGTGAGGCGAAAGCATTGTTCTTGAAAACCTGCGTCATGTCAGATGTCCTTTACCTTGACTTTGAATTCGTCCCTGTTTCACGCGCCCATCCGCTGTTGTCGCGGTGACAGTCAGCTTGTAGGTCGTGCCCGTGGTGCCGCCCGACACCCAAATCTTCACGCGAGGGTCGTTTATGAAGGTCGATTCGACCGTCAGACCGACAGGCACGACTTCAACTGAAGCAGCCTGCACGTTGTCGCCTGGGGTTAGCCACTCGCTGTAGTCGATGTCGTAGTCGATGATTTCGACCGGTTGCTTGCTGAAGTTCCCGAGGTTCATGCTGTCACCACCATCAATCGTTCTTCTGCGAAAACGATCATGGCGCGTTCTTCCTGCGCCACGATCATGTAGCGGTCATCCGGTGCCCGGATTTCCGAGTTGGCCAAGGCAAGGGCTTTTCCTACCAAGGCGGTGGCAAGAACGTCGGAGACGTGGCCCTGCTGAATTCTTGTGGCCGTGCTGTCCAGCGTGACGGCCATGGCAAGAGAGCCTTGGGCGCTGGCAGCAAACGCCACTTCGGCGTTTGCCTGCTGCCCGTCGCCAACTGCCAGCACGCCGTCAGATGTACCCCAGTGCTGCATGCCGAACACGATGCCTTCGGCCAGCGTGGCGCCAGCCGTTGCGCTGTCCTGATGGGCCATAGCCATGCGCACGCCAAGCGCCTGCACGGCAACTGCGTCAGCATTACCGGTGCCGGTGGCCACGTATTTGATGCGGGCCTTGGGGGCGTAGGTAAGGCTTTCGGCCTGCGCTGAGGCACCAGGCATCACCACGCGGATAGCGTCTGCCGTGGCTGTTGCCGTGGCTGCGCCGCTGGCGGTCGGGTGGTAGATGTGCGTGGAGGCAACCGGGCTGGGCGGTGTTGGTCGCCGTGTTGCTGGCCCGTGCCGAGTAGATGATGAAACTGCCAGCGCCCGACATGCCGTTGCCGAAATCGAACGATCCCAGCGTGGCAATGATCTTGGTTTTGTCCTGCTCTACCGTGGCGGTGGCCGTGGAGGATGACAGGCTGTAGCCGTCGTGCTCAAAGTAGGCGTTGCCGTTGCGCTTGACGGAGGCCTCGCCCCACGATGGCCCGGAATACCCGTAGGTCAGCAGGACGATGGGGTAGCGCGTCACGTCGCCAGAGGCGGCGGCATTGGCTTCGCAAAGCGTGTTGGCGCGACCAGGGTGGATGATGTGGGCCTGCGCCAGATCGACGGTCGAAACGGCGGTGGCCAGCGCCTCGCCGATGGCCTGCGCGGTCAGTGCGTCGGCGGTACAGGTGGCATCGCCCCCTGCGGTGGCCCAGACATTGCGCCGTACCGCGCCGTTGCCTGTGGCGTTTGCCATGGCCACGCTGGCGCCGGCAAACTTGAGCGTTGGTTCGATGCTCGATGAAACGCTGGCCGTGCCGTTGGCACGCGCCTGAATGGTGTGCGTCTGGGTCAGTGATACCGAGACGGCAGCATCGCCGAAGGCCGCAGCATAGGTCGTGCGGGTCGGTTCGCTGCTGGCGACGGTGGCGGCGGCAGCGGCAACGACAACAGCACGGACTACCCAAGAGGGAAGTACCGTGCCGTTGATCGAGATTCCGTTAACTGCCCCGTTCACGTCACGTCAGGATTGAGGAAACCTCAACCCTTTAGTCAAGACCAAAGACGATCGCGTTGGCGGCGAACGAAAGCACGTCGCCGGGGGAGAGCGTCTTGGAAGCTGACAGTTGGGCGTAGAACAGGCGGTTGCCGTTGGTGGCAGCGTCGTACAGCGCCAGATGGGTTATGGTCACGCTGGCCGAAGCGTTGCCGTTGGCCGGGAAGGTCAAGGCGCCGACGTTCTTGGTCTGGCCGTTGGCGTCCAGTGCCGTCCAGGTGGCCGACTGACGAGCGTAGCCGGTGTAGGCCGTCTCGGTGCCGCCTGTTGCTTCGCCCGGATCGGACTCGAACAGCGCGACATAGACGGTCGTCGGTGGCGTAATTGCGTTGTTGCGCAAGAAGTGCTCGACGATCTTTTCTTCGAGGTAGTTGGAAAAAGCGCCCATTTCATTGCTCCTTTCAGTTAGCGGGTGTTAGGCGTGACGTTGGGATTGGCCGGAGCCATTGAATTGGGGTTGGCCCCCACTTCCACCTTTGCCGTTGCCGGTAAGCGCAGCGATATAGGCGTTCTGGTGCGTAGCCGCCCGATTCCTGGTCGGCTGCGTATTCGGTGTCCTTGCTGTAGGCGCGGTACAAGATGTAATCGACCAGCACGTTCTGGTAGATGTCGTCCAGCGTAATCGGCCCGTTCAGCGTGGCGTCAGCCGGCGCCGCGCCATAGACCATCTCGACATAGCCCTGATTGGCGGCGGGCTGCGGCGGATAGACGTAGAAGTTCTTTGGATCGAGCAAGGAATAGACGTAGTGCTTTGCCTCGGCGGCAGCCGTGGCGATGTGCCAGTTCGGCACCTGGGCGTCCAGAATCTCGCGCATGACGATGCGAATAGCGCGGCCCGGTGTGTTGCCGTCCGTGCCCATGTTGCGCACCACGTCGATCAGTTGCACGCCGTCAGCGGGCAGACTTTGCTTGGTGCCTGCGGACATACGCACGGCCAGATTCTTGACGTGCGAGTTCGGCTTTAGAATGACGACTTCCCGTTGTCCGTCGTTGAGCCAGCCCAGCAACTCATCGGCCACAGGCCAGCGCACGCCGGTCACGTCTTGCAGGATGGTTTGCGCCTTCTCGATGACGCTGCTGGCGATGATTGTTCCCATGGGGTTGTCCTCAGTGTTGCGCCGTCACGCGCTGCGGTGCGCTGCCCAGCGCGGACACGGCAGAAGCGCGGGCATTGGCAATACCGGCCTCGAACTTGGTGCGGCGGTCGGCACCGTTCTGGATGTCCGTCCACGGCTTGTTAGGCATCATCATCAGCTTGGCAAGCGCCCCCTCGGCCAGCACGTAGAGGTACTGGTTGAAGATCCACTTCGGGAAGCTGGTGGCCGACTGCGACGGTTGCAGCGCAAGCGTCAGCGTCATGCCAGCCGTGATGTTGGCATCCGGCAGCGCAGCCAGAATCACCTGCTCGGTATCGACCTGCGTGAAATACTTGGGGCGGGCGGCCACGGTACGCCAGCGCGGGATTTCCTTGTTCAGCCAGGCCACGTCCTTCGCTGCCAGTGGAACGCCGTCAAGCTCGGCGGCAATGACGCTGGCCACATCCGCACCGGGTGGTGGCTCAAGGTCGTAGGCGCTTTCTCCGGCCACGACATCCAGCGGATCGGGCAAGTGCCTCCAGATCCATGAACCGGCGCAGAACTCGATGACGGTACGCTTGATGGCGTTCTCCGTCACCGGGTCGGACGGATCGGCGGCCAGGTACGGCAGCACTTCGTCCAGCAGTTCGGAATACTTGATGTTGGCCAAGGCTTTGCCCCCAGTGTTGTCAGCCGATTATGGAAGCCGGTCGGCTATTCGACTCAGGCGCCAAGCTCGTGCTGCCATTCCTCGATCTGGTCGATCATGGCTTTCTTGGTCATGGCCGGATCAAGATCCTTGTCCCACGTCTGTTTTGCCAGCGCGGTCAGTTCGGTCTTGTTCATCTTCTCCAGCGGCTTCTTGAGGTCGTCCGGGTCGATGCTCACGGGTTCGCCGTCCTCGTCCTTGCCTTGGATGGATACCGGCGCTTCGACGGCTGCGCGGTCGGCTTCATTGGCCAGCGCCCACTGATCGGGGTATTTCAGCAGCAGCTTGGCCTGTGCGTCGGTCACTTCCTGCACATCGCCCTTGCCTGCCCAGCACTTGCCTGAATGCGCGACGTTATCGAAGGCGTGCGGCTTGTTGCCGACATAGACGACTTGTACGAGGTTGCTCATGGTGATCTCCTTGTGTTCAACAAAAACGGGGGCAGCCCAAGTGAATGAGCCGCCCCCGCGTCATTGCCGTTCGTGGGTCAATTACTTGCCCTTGAACTCGAAGCTGACAATCACATCGAGCGTGCCGGTTTGCGCAGCGCCTGCCACGGTTGCCGTGATGTAGGCATCGTAGGCCAGCGTGACCGGTGCAAACGCGCCGCGAACACTGCCCGCAGCGGTGGCAACGTCGATGTCGTTGAAGAACGCATTGGCGGTGCTGCCAGCTTCACCATTGACATACTCGAAGCCGATGTCGAGCACGGCGCCAGCGCCGCCCAGGTCATCGAAAACCGCTTGCATGTCGTAGATCTTGGTGCCGGCGTACAGCTTGACCAGGCGAACCTTGTCGCCGATTTGGGCGGACGACAGTTCAACTTGACCGTGAGCGTAGGCGGCGGGGCAATCGCCGCTGTACTGCACGTCTTGGAGGGTGGGTGCATTGATGGTGGCCATCTCAGTTTCCTTTTCAGAAGTGGGGGCCGAAGCCCCCGTTAATCCTCAATCCGTCAGGTTCAATCGAGAAAATCTCGATTAGGAACCCAGCAAGGTACGGCCAGCAGCCGATGCGGGATCGGGTGCGTAGCTATCGACCACGGCCACGCCGAAGTCGGTATCTGCGCCGTCGATCTTGAAGCGGATCTTGGCCGAACCGCACATCGCGGCGGAAACCGTCTCGATGCTGTTGCCGTGATCGACTTCCTTCTCCGACCAGTCGTAGAAGTAGTCGGAGGCCGACTTGCCGTAAGCCTTGGCCAGCGCCTGCGCACCGACGATGATGGCGCGATCCACCGGCTGCGCGGTTTGCACCGTGCTTTCGGTGTAGGTCGATGCCATCGGCGCCGCCAGTGTCAGTCACCACGTTGTCGCCAGCCGCGAATCGGATTGCGTAACGGTTCATGCGCTTGATGAGCACGCCGTTCCACATGATCGTCTCGTAGGCATCGAACAGCGGATGCTTGAGGCCGCCACTCTTGCGCTCGAAGGCGTACTGCACCGCCTGCCGCCAGGTGGTCTGGCTGGTACGGCTTTGCAGGTAGAGCCACTGGCGCTCGGTGACGAACATCACCCACAGCGGGTCGTTCCATGCGCGGTCGTCGCCCTTGATTTTGACCGACTGCATGACCACGGGGGATTCACGCAGTTGGGCCACGATGCGGTCGATGTCCTGCAAGGTCAGCGCGTCGTTGGTGCCGATGTCGGCGGGGGTGGTGGCGTCGTTGGCCGCGAAGTAGCGGTTCTTGGTCGGTGCCTTGACGGTATTGACCATGATCTCGCTGAAATCGCCATCGGATTGCAGCGGCACCACCCAATCGGAGGTCTGCTGCGAACCACGGGCGCCGGCCAGATGCACCAGCGCGGTCTGATCTTCCAGACGCTGCATCCATGCCTGGAGGCCAGCCATGGAGATGTTGCGCAGGTTATGCACCGTGCGCTTCTGGGTCATGCGACCACCGGANTCAGCACCGCCACGCACCTGGTCGATGCGCACGTCCATGCTGGAGTAGGTGAGCTGCATCATGCGGCCTTCGATGCGCTTGTCGCCCATCACCGGCTTGCCTTGCAGGATGTTGAAAAGGTCGATGGAGACGGTATCGCCAGCGCCCTTGGCCAGATCGCCGGCCTTGACGATAGGGTAGTCCGGGGAGGTCTGGCCCTTGGTCTTGGCAGCGAACGAACCTTCTTTCGGCATTTCGCCGGAAATCAGGTTCATGAAGCCGGGGGAGTGTTGCACACGGGTGAACAGGCCCACCGAGTAGATTTTCCGCGCAAGGGCGGAACCGACTGGGAT